GGCTGAGATGCCGCCGCATGCCGCCGTACGCATCCGGTGAGGCGACCTGGTTGTCAACCAGGCGAGGCCAGTTCAACTCTGGTCGGTGGCGCGAGAACCGGTTTGGTAACGGCCCTGTCTGCTGACAGGGCGACCTTCGGGTCACCGGTTCTGCTTGGGCCCGGCGTATGTGGGACGGGTATACGTGGCTACGAACCACGGGGGCGAGGTTCAACTCCTCGCGGGCCCACTCAAGACACGGTGGCTGAGAAGCGAAGCGCCCGGTTGCAACCCGGGTCACGCCGGTGCGAATCCGGCCCGTGCCTCCAAGGACCTCAGGTGTTAGGGCAGCATCCCCGGCTCTTACCCGGTGCGGTCAGGGTTCGAATCCCTGGGGGTCCACCACGGCGTCGTGTCGTAGACGGTTCTGCAACGCGTCTGATACACGCGGGTACGAGGTTCAACTCCTCGGGCGCCGACTTGAGTAGCGAGCACCAACATGGTTTCCTGGTAGACTGGCGTAACGGCATCGCAACCGGTTGCTAGCCGGTCCGTCCGCAAGGGCGTGGAGGTTCGAATCCTCCGTCTACCGCGCTGGGTCCCGTTTCGGGATAGGGGGACGCCCTAAGACCACCCCTGCTCGGGTGACGCCCTGCTCCACATGGAAGGTCGCGCTGCGTGGGCGGCGACCGGTCTAGAAAACCGGGCCGTGGGCAACCACGAGGGTTCGACTCCTTGGCCTTCCGCGCTGTCGTGGCGGGTGACTGCGCACCGGAATAGCCGTACGAGAGGTCCCGGGCTTGTATGGCATCACCCACCTCCCCTGCAAGTCGGAACGAGACGGGCGTCCTAAGCCCAGCTCACGCGGTTCGACTCCGCGGCGGGGGTCCATGCCGTTGCTGAGGCTGGGACCTCGACCTGGCTGTAAACCAGGCGTCGTGTACTAGGCAGGTTCGATTCCTGACGGCGGCACCGTAAGCGGTACTATCTTGCCGGTTAGCGGGCCTAAGCGGCAAGATGTTCCCTGTTACGCTTCTGAAGCTGAACCGGGGCAAGCGCGCGGTTGAAGCCCGCGAGACGTTGGTTCGACTCCAACCGGAGGCACCATGAAGTCCGTGACGCGAGGGGCCTCAAGGGCTCAGAAGACTGCACATGTCCGTGCCTGGTGGCGCGGTGAACTGGACCAGCCGATGTTCGGCGGGGTCCGCGCTTCTCGGAAGCGCAAGCGCCCGTGCGGATGCGACATGTGTCGCGCCGGCCGGCAGAAGCGCAAGGAGCCCATCGAGTGAAGGTCATCGTAACGAACGAGTTCTGGAGCGCCGGCGAGGACCTCGCGGCGTTCGAAGCACTGCCCGAGTGCCCCGGCTGTGGGGCTGACCGCCCCATTGACCCTGACGAGGCCGAGGAGCGTTGGACCTGCCGCCACTGCGGTGGGTCCTTCGTCTATCAGTGCCCGGACTGCGCCGGCAAGCGCGGTCACCACAGCGACCCGAGCTGCCCGGCCCTGCGCGCCCGCTGCGCGGAGCGCGGCGTCGAGGTCAAGCGGTACGGCGCGCAGAAGGAGTTCGTGAACAACGACTCCAAGGCCAGCGCCTACATCGGTGGCCTGGGCTCCGGCAAGACCTTCTCGGGCATCGTGCGCGGCCTGAAGTTCAGCCAGCAGCCGATGCCGAAGGGCGAGTTCCACGGCCCCCGCGGCTGCATCGCGGCCATCAACTTCCCGGTCCTGGAGGACGTCGTCCTGCCTCAGTTCTTCGAGGTCATGGACGAGAGCGGCCTCTGGAAGACGGGCAAGCAGGAGACGAGCTGGGTCTCCTCGAAGAAGAAGGCCCGCCTGGTCGCCAACTGCGGCTGCTCCAACCGGCAGACCTGCAAGCACGAGGCCACCATCCTGTTCCGCTCCTTGGACCGCCCCAACTGGATGCGTGGTCTGGAGCTGACCTGGTACTTCATCGACGAGGGCCGCCACATCACGGGCCACGCGTGGGGCGTCCTGTGGGGCCGCCTCCGCCAGCGCGGCTACCAGAAGGCCGGCTGGGTCTGCTCGACGCCGAACGGCTACGACTGGATGTGGCAGAAGTTCCACCCGGACAGCGACACGCGCACGCGCGGCGCCGTCTGGTACGGAGCCTCGACGTACGAGAACGCCGACCACCTGCCCAACGAGTACATCGACGAGCTGTTCAAGGAGTACGAGGGCGCGTACCTGCGGCAGGAGGTCTTCGGCGAGTTCGTCGGCGTGACCGAGGGCGCCGTCTTCCACAACTTCAACGTGAACGAGTGCCGCGCCGACGTGCCGTACGACCCGTCGCTGGAGCTGGACTCCATGTGGGACTTCGGCATGGGTGACCTGGGCGTGCTGTCCTTCGGCCAGGTCGACTGGACGCGAAAGAAGCTGCCGTCCGGTGACCACGAGTGGGTGCCCGTCGCGAAGCTCATCGGCTCCATCGCTGCGCAGAACTGGACCTCGGAGGAGTGGGCCCTGGCCTACTTCGAGTACTGCAACAAGCGGTTCGGTGGACGACTCCCCGGCCTCAACGCCGGCGACCCCGCGGGGCGCCAGCGCGGCCCGGGCAAGAAGACGTCCATCATCGAGGACCTCTCGCAGCACGGCATCGTCGTATCGACCCCGATGCGGAAGCCGCAGGACCACAGCATCCGCATCCTACTGAACATGATGGAGGGTAACCGTGTCCTGGTCGACCGCACTAATGCGGCCTCTCTCGCGGCTGCGCTCTCGTCACACCATTGGAAGGTCGACGACAACGGCATCAGGCAAGGGACCACCCCGGTCCACGACTGGTCCTCGCACTACGTGGACGGTGTCCGATACTGGGCTGACCTGAGGTTCACCGTAATCCCCAAGCGCGACAAGAAGCCGGAGCAGGAGCCGCCCGGCCCGGGCACGATGGGCTACATCGCCGACCGGGTGCTGGGCCGTAACCAGGGGGTCACGGGGTGGCTTGGCGCCCCGGAGCAGAACCCGCTCGATGACTGGGAGCCTGGACTCCTGGTCGAGCGCGATGGGCGCGTCTACGCGTCAGGAGCATAAGGCATGCCAGCTACCTACCGGAAGTACGGCTCGGACGAGCAGAAGGCCAAGGTCTACGGGCACCGTGTGGACCTCGCCGAGAAGGCGATGAAGGAGTGGGTGGACGCCGGCAAGAAGGCGTGGCGTCGCTATGAGGCGGAGGCACAGCTCGCTGCTCGGACCGCCCAGGGCCACAACGTCTCCGGCTCCACCCCTGTCTTCGTCGGCAACATCGACTCACAGTACAGCTCTCTGACCTCAGCAGACATCGACTTCAACGTCGAGCCTGAGTCGGACACCCCGGAGGAGGCCGCGTACGTCGCCGGCGCTGCGCTGTCGCAGGAGTTCTTCGCGACCGGCGCGCCCGACGAGGGGAACGCAGCCATCAAGGATGCCCTGCTCGCGCGCGTGGGCTGGGTGAAGGTCGGGTACGAGTACTACGACGAGGAGCAGGAGGTCGCGCGCCCGGACAACGAGGTCTTCGCCGAGGTGCAGCGCCTGGTCAACGAGGCCAGCGAGGCCGGCGAAGAGGCCCCATCCCCGGCGCAGATTGCCGGCCTGGTGCCGCTGACGAGCCCCGAGACCGTCGTGCTGGCCGACCGCATCGTCGTGGACTACGTGCCGTTCGACCAGGTCCTGTTCGACCCCACCGCGAAGCGCCTGCGTGACGCGCAGTGGGTGGCGCAGAAGCAGTACATGGCGGAGGAGGACGTCAAGGACAGTCCGCTCTTCCGCGAGTACACCTCGCGCAACCGCCAGTCGAAGAAGCTGAAGGACCTCCCGTCGGACACGGCCGTTGGCAAGGAAGTGCTGGGCAAGCAGCAGCCTGACAAGGACGACGAGCGGTTCACGGTCTACACGTACTACGACTTCCGTACGGGCACGGTCTGCGTCTTCGCGAAGGATGCGGACTTCCTGCTCTACGAGGGCGTCAACCCGTTCGCGCTGAACCCGCGCAACGACGACAAGAGCCCATTCGTGCCCGTCATCCTGCGCAAGACCAACTCGCGTATCCCGGGCATCAGCGAG